TAGCGAAGGTAGTGGTGCATCTGTCTTCTTGACAGGTAGAAACATTGGTAAGATTAAGAGACTCAAGAATAATGAGTTTGGTTTCGGATATTCACATGATTACACCCTGAAACCCGAAATCACCTTCCCTGTTAACCTCCAACTCTTCAATACGTCGATTCTTTCCGAGATCAAGATCACAGATCCTGGTGCTGGTTATACATCAACTCCTGCAGTTGTTATTGAAGGTGGTGGCGGTCAAGGTGCTGATGCAGTTGCTGTTATTAAGAATAACCGACTCAATGAGATTATTATCAAGAATCCTGGTGCTGGTTACTCTTCTGAGCCCATCGTCACGCTGAAGTCTGAGTTTAACTACGTTGTTAACCTTGACCTCAACTATCTGCAGTTTAACTTCCCTCACGGCATCACAACTGGTGCAGAAATCCAATTCCGTGCTGAAGATGTTGGTAGCACTGAAGGTATCCTTCCCAAACCATCCAGCGCAGGTTTGACTTCATTGATTGCTGGTCAGATCTACTATGCAATCGCTGGTCAGGCAAATTCACTGGAATCCGACCAAATCCGCTTTGGATTGACTCTACAGTCAGCACAAGCAGGTGATTACATCACATTCTTGACTCAGGGTAGTGGTCGTCAAGTATTGCTCACCGAAGTCTTCGGTGGTAAAGCAGAAGCAGTTGTTGAGACATCTCGCTTCCTTGAAGGCGAAGAAGTCTTCCAGGGTAGTGCAGTTGAGCTTGCAAGTGCAACTGGTAAGGTTTCTACCAATACTGGTTGGCAAATCGGTCCTAAGATCCTCAAGATCGTCGATTACGACGGTGATTGGAAAATGGGCGAAAAAGTCACTGGATCCATCTCCAAAGCATCTGGTGTTATCGATAACATGAGTATTGCTCGTGGTGTCTTGAATATTGGATCTTTGACTAAGACTCCTGGTAAGTTTATCGATAATGTTGGTAAACCATCCGAAATCGTCCAAAAAATCCAAGATTCCTTCTTCTATCAAAACTTCTCTTACGTTGTTAAGTCTGAGATCCCCATTACCAAATGGAAGACTCAAATCCTTGAAAACAACCACCCTGCTGGTTTCAACATGTTTGGACAGTTGCAGATCGTTGGTGGTAAGGATGTTTCGGGCAGAAAGGTCGGCACTGAGTTTACGAAGGAAGTTAACATCAATAACTACTCCAACGTCAACCAGATCACATCTTTCGGTGCAGCACAACCAATTTACACCGATTACAACAATACTGAAGTCCTCTTCCGTAAAAAGCGTCTGACTTCCTCTGAGGAAATCTTGACCTCTATCGTGAAGAAACTTGATGATATTTCACCTCAGTTTAACGGTATTGATAAGCAATTCCCACTTACTGTAGAAGGTGAGCAAGTTATCGTCCAACAGAATCAACTGCTGATTACTATCAACGGTGTGATTCAGGCACCTGGCGTTTCTTACTCCATCGTTGGTGGACAGATCGTATTTGGTGAGGCACCAAAACCAGCATCTAGAGTTAACTATAGATCTCTGGAGGTTACTCCTACACCAATTTACAGAATTCAATTGTATTCTGGTCAGGCAGGTCCACCAAACTTCGGAATCTTCCCAACGATAGGTCAGCAAGTCCAAGGTGCAGATAGTGACGTTGTTGCTACTGTTATCGATTCTGGCACGACTACTATTGATGTTATCAACTTGGTTGGTGGATCATTCAACCTGAATGAGGAGATCACTCGTGGCACCCTCTTCTCAGGACTTGTCCAGAGTGTTACTCTATTGAATAGCGAAACGATCTTCCAGTTTGGTGAGTCTATCACTAACCTTGAAGGCGACACTGCTATTATTGAAGAAACTAATATTGATCCCGATGGCAATGTCACTGACGCTATCGTGGTTAGTAAGACCTCAGGTACTGCACAGTTTGAAACTGGTATCTTTGATCTGAGACTTAATGAGTTTGTTTACTCAGCATCATCTAAGATTGCTGGTCAAATTACATACATCTCACCTTATATTGATCCTGCCACCCAGGATGCTGTTGATGAGTTGATTATCAACCCAGGATCTACATTCTACGGTCTGCTGTTTGAGCGTCTGGTTAGTATTACTAATCCTAACGTTATCATCGATAACATTTCACAATCTTCTATTACACCTACTGAGCTTTACAATACTGCTAACAGAATTAATGCTGACTTCCTCGACTTTGAAGAAGTTAGAAATACTGAAGTTGAATACACTCAGTTGTCTGGTGGCACCTTCGATGAAGGTGATATTGTTATCAACAACAGAGCAAACTACGGTAATCCAACCTCTGTTTTCCATGGTGTTGCTACCAACAGATTCAAAGATGCTTCGGCAATGATCCTTGGCAACAAAGATCAAATCGTTGATTTTGCTGAAGCAGAAATTGCTGTTAAGCACCCTAGATTCTACTTCCCTGGTGATGTTATCACTAACTCCTGGAGCAGATACTCTGATGCATATCGTCTGATTCAAAAGAATAAGTCTTACATTGCTAATAAGGCATACGATGAGATGATGACGCAATATACGTCACTTACTGTGCCTGATCCTAATAAGTGTATCCGTGACCTTGAGTTGTATATCGATGCTATCTCCATTGACATTTTCCGTGGTGGTAACCAATATACTCGTAAACTCTGCCAGAAATACTTTGATGTAAATGGCAACTTTGTGTATGTCAACAATGAGTCTGCTGAGACTCGTTATGGATTTGAAAAAGCAAAAGACATGATGAAGTTGGCAATCGTCAACAATCTGACTTCTAGTTTCACGGTGCCTGCTGGTCAACCTAATGATGGTATCACCTACGTCCCTTGGAGCGAGATAGATCATGGTGGTTATGATGGCAACGGTATCAATCCCGATCCATCACCTAACGATCCATACGGCACTAACGGTGCTAACCAGTCCAACAATGGCACTGACAACTGCAGTGATGTCCAAGCAGCAATCACCACTCTCTATGATGTGGTTGATGAAACTCTGCTGAATGGCACGCTGGTTGACCTTCCTGATGAGTCGAAAGGCACCTATTCTCCTGGTCAAATCAAGTGTCGTCGTGACATCGGTCTGATGATCGATGCCTTGGCAGAAGACGTTTCTCAGGGTGGCAACTACAACATCATCGAATTCACTAAGAAGTATTTCGATGCTGCTGGAGCACCTATTGCTAACGGTCTAATCGGTGAGTATGCAGAATCTCTGACTGCTATCGATAAGGCAATGCACTTGTCCTTCCAGGCAATCAACAACCTTCTCTATTATCAAGTCAATTCCAGGACTTCTGTCACTGGATTCATGCTGAAAGATCCTACAACATATCAGGGATCCTACAGTGGTGGTGAAGATGATCTGCAAGAATTCGACGTGTCTTCTGCAGTCTACACACCTTCAAATGGTCAAATGGTCCTTACCATTGGCACTCACTCACTGACAACTTCGGATACCGTTACGATCCGTCCACACTCTCTGAAGTTTACTTGTGATTCTGATAACGATGCATCCTTCCACGACTATCCTCGTGCTGGAGATCCTGCATTCAACACTCCTCTTGCTATTAGTGCTGAGACTGGCACTACAATCACAGTCAACGTTGGCGCATCTCCTCTAGTCCAATACACCCCAACTGGTGGCACCTATGACCCAGCAACGGGTGATATGACATTGACCATCGGAGCACATAGTCTTGAGCTTAATGACTATGTAAGTATTGCTACCGACTCGATATCATTCACATGTGATTCTGATGGTAACGTCGCTGCCCAGACATATCCTAGAGCAAGTGACCCTGCTGCTGGTCGTCGTCTGTTTATCCATGGTGTTACCGCAACAACCATCACGGTTAACGTTGGTAACTCTCCTGAGGGTCAACAGTATGCTCACACATGGGCTGGTGCTTCTGCTAATGCAGTTAGTAGCGGTGGTGGATATACCCATACATTCGTCAAGGCACTGGATAATGCAGTCTTCACTGGCGGTGGCACAACTGCCAAGTATTTCGACCCTAATTACTATTCAGGCCGAAATGAAACAATCCAGAATTGTGCTAACGTCCAGGCATATATCGCTACGCTCGTAGACATCTCTACGACTGCGATTGCAGCACAAAACCTCAATAATATTAACGCTCTCGCGAGCATCACCGATGGCACATTCGTTGCTAACGAAAATATTCGCACAACGAAGATTGCATACAAGGATCGTGCGGGTGGTTTGTTTATTGTTGGAGACACTATTACTGGTGTTACTAGCGGTGCAAACTTTGAAGCAATCGGATCTAACTCTGGTCTGAAATGGATCTTTGCTGATGCCGTTACTGGATCATTCCAGGATGGTGAGTATCTTACCAACTCCACCACTTCTAACCAAAACGGCGTTTCTCTAAGTGTTGTCCAGAAATACAAGAGACTTAGCGGTAAGAAGTCTATCAAATTCCCATCTAACGGATATCTGGTTACTAGAGATAGTTACGACTTCTCCTTCGGTAACACTGCAGACTTTACCGTCCAAGCGTGGATTAGAGCAGATAACCTTCTCACCACACAGCATCTATTCGACTTCCGTCGTCTGTCTGCTGCCTCTGGTTTGAGAATTACTCTCCAAACCAATGGTGCAATCACTGTCTACAACGGCACGTCTCAACTGCTGACTGGTGGCACGCTGCTTGCTAACAACTGGCATCACATTGCAGTTGTCAGGACTACTAGCGTCTTGCAACTCTATGTCGATGGCGTGCAGGTTGGTGGTAACTACGCTGATACCAATGACTACGGTTACGCTGCCATCTACATCGGTGCTGACTTTAACGCTGCCAACCAGTTTGGCGGTTATATGGACAACGTGGTTGTTAAGAATGGAGAGTCCGACTTCAATACTGCATTCGTGCCTCCCACCCAGATCGACTACTCTAACCAGTATGTCAAGTTTGGTCTTGATGGTGAGCAACCATTCGTCATTGATAATCAGGAAACATATGCTATCTACACTGGTCAGCGTATCTCCTCTGCTGCTGTCAAGGAACTTAACTACGATCAAAACTTTGCAATCATTGAAAACGTTGATCTTGGTAGATCAGATCACAGAAACTGTGCTGATATTATCGACCTTAACGCTGCCTGGATTGCTGAAGAAGCAGTCGGTAGAATGGAAGCAGCATTCCCTGATTTTGTCATCCCAGGCAACAACGTGGCCGAAGGTAGTTATGGTGGCACCAACAAGTGTATCAGGGATACTAAAGACTACATCATCGGCGCTCTTGTCAAGGACTTGAGAGACGGTGGCAACTACAACTCTCTCTACACCGCTCGTACTTACCTTGAGGCATCAGGCAAACTGAAGCACGTTGGTAACGAGATTCTGCAAACTCTGTATGCATGGGATCAGGCATTCGTCCTTTGTAAGTATGTAATTACTACAACTGACACAGATCTGTCTGGCACCTATACAAACAGATTGAGACTTCCCAACAACTTTGCATCTCCTGCATCTCAATCCATCCAGGATGAGTTTGATCAACTGGGTCGTGAAGTGCTGGAAGTCCTTGCACCTAATCCTGATATCTTCAGAGACAGTGGTGTCCTGATCTGGAAAAACCGCGACTATATCGCAGAAGAAGTTGCTGGATACATTCTCGATAAGTATGAGATTGACCTCAACGGCACTGTCACACAATTCTTGGTGATGCCTGGTTATGGTCAACCATATTGCGAGAGAGATATTAAGCAATTCATTCTCCCTGCTGTGATTGCTGACCTTTGCACGGGTGGCACATACAACGTGGAAGCAGTCGTTGATAAGTATCTGGATGATCAAAATAATGTGCTCCATGTTGAGCATGAGTTGAATCCAATGCTTGACGCATTCCATCATGCCAAGTATCTCACACAGAAAGCAGCTAACAACTTGCTCCTCTCCCCTGGTGAGGTTGCTAGTGATTTTGGTATCGCAGCATGGGCACAAGATGATTATCACACACCTCTGTTTACTGCCCGTGGCGCATACAGAGATGATACCATCATTATCGATGATGAAGGATATCCTCAGGATAGCGTTTCTAACTGGAATCGTTATAAGGATGCTACCAACGCTCTTAAGGCAAACATTGATCTGATTGCACATGAGGCAGTCGAGACAATGAATGACATGTCCAAGTATGCCCTATTCCAAATCAAGGGTGGTCCTGTTAACTGTAGTGATGACGTTAAGGATATCCTTAATGCTCTTATCCATGACCTCAACTACAACTGTAATGAAAGGACATGGGATGCTGCAAGTCTCTACGTTGAGACAGAGAATAATTCTCTGAAGCACATCGAAGATGATTGGGAAGCAACTGTCACTGTCATGAAACTCGTTAGAGACATTGCAACCATAACCATGAGAAATGGTTTCGGTAGAGATTATATCCCTGGCAACGATCCTAACAACGTTGATCCAGGCACCTATGAAGCAAACCCCAAGGAGCAAATCTTTGCAGATTGTGGTGATGCTATCGATGCAAACATTCGTTGGATTGCTGAGCAAGCAGTTAAGGCAGGTGAAACACAGTATCCTTCACTGAGTATTAACGGTGGAATTTACGGTGGTCAGCAATACACCCCATCGGATGCAACTTACATTGCATCAAGTGGTGAGATGGTCATTACCATGGCAGGTCATGGTTTAGTTACAGGTAACAGAGTTACCGTTAGACCTGATTCTATTGGATTTACATGCACACTTGATGGTAACAACGTTACCAACTACTACCCCCGTAAAGGTGATCCTGCATACACCACATCTAGATTAATTACTGCACATACCACTGATACGATTACGATCAACGTTGGTGCATCTCCTGCAGGTGAGCAATATACTCATACCTTTGTCAATGCACATGAAGGTGCTGTTGTTGCTAACGGTAGCATCGATTGCGTCCATGACGTGACTGACATCCTCAGAGGACTGGTCTTCAACCTTAAGTATGGTGGAGATAACTGGATCAACTGGGTATCTGAATTCTATACAACATACGGTGGATCTCTCGCCCACGTTACATCTCTGGCAACAGAGGTAAATTGGATTCTGGAAGAGGCGAAGAGACTGGTGAAGCGTGCAATGCGTGGTCAGATTATCACTAACATTGCAGCATATAGCGGTGGCGTCCAGACATTCTCTGAGGCAGTCCCCAAACCTACTACGGTACTTCGCAATTCAGTAGTTGATAATGGTATCGTCCTTGCTGGAAATTATAACAACACCGCTACTCGCATATTTACTAACGGCACAAACAACATTGCAAGTGGATCTGCTTCTTCAACTGGTATTACCAATGATGAAGATATGGTCGGTAGTTGTGTAACAATACTTCCTGCTGGCACACCTTCTGATGGCGTCCTATGGGAGCTTGGTGGAAACGGTGCTGGAGCATTCCTCGGTATCCGAGACAGCGGCACATACCTCCGTCTCCGTGCTGGTAATGGTGCTAACTCATATGCAGGTGGTGCAAGCACTTCTGCTGACGCTGGTCTTGCACTTCTTGACGTGCCTGTTTCTAGTCTGTCAGACTACTTCGATGGTGGTGAGCATGAGATCACTTGGGAGATTAGAATTGGTGGCACTGTTGGAGCTGGATCTGGTCGTGTCAAACTTTGGATTGATGGCAACGAAATCGGTGCAGCAAATACCCCTGGATTAAACACTGGTCTTTATGAGGCAGGTGGATTGCTGGCAGGCAGCTCTCCTGGTGGTTTTGCCACAATGTCTTCTGACAGCACCGTCCCACAAGGCGAGCCTACAGCAGCATGGGCATACACAACAGGTGATATGTCATACTACAGATCACGTCTGGTTGATCCTACCTACACAGGTAGTGAGTCTGATGCTGTTGCAACCGAGATTGATACTTTGATGGCACTGGTTACAGACGCGATCAGCAATCCTAGTAACGTTGCAAACCGCACTAGCACTCTACCTAGCATATGGCCTATTAAATATACGCCTGATATTGCGGTTAGAGATGTGACTGTTACTTACAACAACTCTGCTGCTGAATGGAATCAGACTTGTGCTGAAGTTGCTTCTGCTATCGATACACTCCTTGAGATCTATATCGATACAATCGAAGAGGCAGCAAATAGTAATGTTAACAAGTTAGATACTATTCTCAGGACGACTAGACTTGACGCTAACGTAAATAGCAGCTATCAGGCAGGCACATGTGAAGGACCACAGTCCGCAATCGACACCCTGTTTGACATCATGGTGGACACTCTTGGCGGTGGATTAAACTCCGACAAGACAATTGCCAACATGCTGCTCTTTAACCAGGATGCTATCGCACAAAGAGCATTCGATGAGACTGTGACTTACTATGGCACCACTGAAATGACAGTGGACTTCTGTGCTGACATCCTCAAGGCAGTCAGATATGACATGGTTACTGGTGGTAACGCAGGTGCATTTAGACTGGTCCAAAACTGGTTTGACGGTGAGGGCAACTTCATTGCATTCCAAGATGTGTCTCGCACACACTTGATTTACGCAAACACTCGCGTGCGTGAGTATGTCAAGTCTGTCTTGTATCAGTTGACTGAAGATCCTGGTTGGGCAACCTACAATACCTATCAGTTAGGTATCAATGGTCGCTTGGATTACAACCGTGAGGCATCTGAATTTATCATTGACTCCTCAATCAACTGTATTGAGTATTCACTAGAAACATCTAACTTCCCAACAGAAGGTAGCGTTACTTGGGTCCCAAGTAGCGATGCAGTTAACATCAATACCAAGTATGAGTTAGGATTCGATTACAACACCGATCCTGCTTTGGTTACTCTTACTCCTATCGTCCCCGTTGGTTTCGACCGCGCTGAATATAGAGTCAGAATTAACCGCGTTAACTCCTTCCGTCGTGGTGACATCCTCCAGTATATCCCAGCATCTGAGACTTCAGTCGCAGCATTTACTAATCAAACTTACTGGTATGTGATGACTGCAACTCCTCAGTGGTTTGAGGTTGGTGCTCACTACATCCACGATGGTAGATTTAGAAGAGTTGAAGTTAACACTGCCAACACTGGTCAGCAGATCTTCTCCGTCGTCAGACGTAGTGGTATCAATAGGTCTACTCCTCTCTTCCCAGAAGATCCTTCACAGACTCCTATCCAGGGTGGATTCAACCCCGCAGATGTTATCTACGGCACCACTTCGGAATCCTCTTCTGAAATTGGTAGCGTCTCGCTCAACCAAGCAGAGATCAATAGACTCTACACTCGTTTCGAGTTGAATAACGTCAGCACAAATCTTGGCGTCTATGAAAACTTCATCAACGGTGAAGTTATTAGAGTCAATGGAAACCCAGTAATCAATGGTCAATGTCTACAGACTGGCACAACTGATTCAAACGGTCTAAACTTCGTCAACTTGGTTTCTGTCGCAGGCGTTATTAGCGTAGGCGATACCCTGGTTGGTGATGACAGCGGCACAACTGCTGATGTTGTTTCCTTCGATTCTCGCATGTTGATTAACGTCGAGAAAGGATCATTCGCACAAGGCGATTGGTTGTTTGATAAGAATTCTGCTGTTGAGGCATACGCTAACGGATACCTCAATAAGTCTGGATCCCTTACGGGTAATGACGGTGGTCGTATTACGATTGACGTTGAAACCATCGGAGATGCATGGGATGCTGGCGATATCATCTACGGTAGCGTCACTGACTACATCCTCGAAATTAAGGGTCTCTCGGGCACACAGATTCAACTTAACCAGTATATCCACGGCACCAACATCTATCAGTTGGAGCTTGGCACTGCAATCGTTGACACGGGCGTTTCTGATACATTCCGAGTGGGTGATGAGATCGTCCTCCTGCAGGGCACCACACTGAAGGATCCTGGTTTCCGTGCCACGGTCACAGAATATATCAACGGGGTCAACGCAGATCCTACCGATCCAAACTATGGCATCCATCGCTTGTTTATCGGTAACTTGGTCCCTGTGGGCACAGGCACTGACATCTCTGATGTCATTACAGGTGCTAATAACATCGGTAAACTTGATCTTGGATCTAACTTCCCAAGCATCTACGCTAACGTTGTTTCCTACACTGACACTGCATACAACTCTTACGGGCGCGTGGCTGCTATCAATCAGCAGGGTATCACAGCAACCGTCTGGTTGGAAAATGTTAAGGGCGATTTCCTTAACAACATGACCGTCGCCTCTGACTACGGTTGGGGTGGTGCAGTCTCCAGCGCACGCACACTTGAGGGTCGTGTTGATCGTTACTTCCGTGGTTTCGACGGTAGTCAAACACAGTTTGATATCACGATCAGCAATGGTGAAGCATACTTCCCAGATCCCGCTGGTCACATGCTCATCTTCGTCAATGGCATCCTGCAACCTCCTGGTGGTAACAACTCCTATGTCGCATTCTCCGACAAGATTAACTTCTCTGAGGCACCTGACATTGGATCTGAATTCGTTGGTTACTACGTTGGTAAACTCCGTCAGATGGACGATATCAGCTTCGAGTTTGACTCCTTGCGCTCGTCCTTCAACCTCAGACGTGAAGGTCTCTTCTACTCGCTGACTCTGACTGAGGGTGTTTCGTCTAACGTGATTCGCCCAGAAAACAACATCATCGTTTCACTCAACGGTATTATTCAAGAACCTGGCGTCGCATACGAGATCGTCGGATCTAGAATCATCTTCGCTGAAGTGCCTCGCGCAGGATCAACCTTTGTTGGATTCTCCTACATTGGATCTGACACTGACGTGATCGCTGCAACCGTTGTGCCACCTGTGGAAGCAGGTGACAAACTTGAGATTGATGGTGAAGAATTCGCTCGTGACGTTGCTCTGATCGAATCTTCCAACTCACTGATCACCTTTGAATACACAGGATCCGTTAAGGGTCGTAACGCTGCTGCACTTGCCCAGATCCGCTCTGGTCAGTTGGAGACTGCAATTCTCACCAACTCTGGTGATGGTTACACCTCACGCCCCAACGTGGACGTGATTTCATCCTCTGGTTTCGATGGTCGCATCAAGGCACTCATGGGTATCACACGCATTGACGTGAAGACCCCTGGCACTTCTTACCTGCAACCAATCGTTGCTATCGATAGCGAGGTCCCAGATGACTTTGTTAATCCTTCAGGCACGCCTGTTAACGGTGGTAGAGATATCTACAACGCTGACGAGGCAATCGACGGTGAAACAAATACAATCGATCCTGGCGCGATTGCGATCTCTCAAGATCCTGTCAACGTAACAGTTAACCAAGGTCAGACTGCATCCTTCACGGTTGCTGCTACCGTCACCAACGGTCAGCAACTCAACTACCAGTGGCAGAAGAAGGAATACGGCACTCAGACCTGGAGTAACATCATCGGTGCTAACCAGTCAACATACAACACCAACGATGCCGCTCAGGCAGACGATGGTGACGAATACAGAGTTGCAATCACTGCTGCAGGTGCTACACCTGTCTACTCACTGTCTGCTATCCTCACGGTCCAGACTGGTGCTACTGTGATCAGTAACTTCACTCCAGATCAAATCTTCGACGACATCTAAATAAAAGTAAAACCATGGGGGCAACCGCAAGTTATAACGATGCCACTGACATTCTTACAGTAGAGGCGGACGGTCTTCCGTCTCCTGTAGGGTTTGGCACGTTTCCTAATGCCAACAACCCAAACACAGTAACGGAGCAAGATTTCGATCATGCTTTTACTTACCGTGGTGGGTCCTTTGGTATTAGTCGCACATTCGACACTAACGCTTGGAATCAAGACGGATTCATTAGGTCTATAGTCATTTCTGGTAATGATAACTCATTGTTTAACAATGAGATTCAGGTGGGTGACAGACTTATGTTTACCTTCAGTGATGGTATTAAAAGAGTATTCCTTTATAAGGGCACTACTTTTACCTCCATCGAAGATGAGTGTTGGTTAGCATCATCCGATAGACTTGACCTTATTATGAGAGACCAAGAGTCTCTAACTAGCGGCACCTATGAGTATTATGATCAACGAAATGGTCGAAGCGCAACTCCCCTTGGCACTATTGGTATTGCCGCTAATGGCGTTGCTTTGTTTAACCCTTCTGCTGGCGCTGGTGGAAACCCCCCAGTAGGATTCAGTTGGAATGCCCACTATCCACAATCTCCTGTAGATTTTGGTGATGATGAATGTGGTGGACATCCTGAGCAAAGTGGTCAGTATCATTATCACGATACACACTTCTTAGATTGCTGGCGAGCAGGGTCCTCGATGGCAGGATACAACGATTATTATGGAAGCACACAATATAACGGTGACAACCTGAGACATCCTGACGGTCATTCTAAGATCGTTGGTATTGCGTTTGATGGATTCCCCATCTATGGACCTTATGCATATTCATCTCCATGGGACAATCTGACTACTCCCAGAATTATGCAGTCTTCCTATTCAACTTTATCAGTTGAGGCAGCAGGTAGACCTGACTATGGTAACACCATCGCAAACCCCCCTGCAGGCGCTCTGGTGCAGGACTGGGAGTATGTTGAGGCAACGGGTGACCTAGACCTTCATAATGGTAGATTTTGCATTACTCCAGAATTCCAGGGTGGCACCTATGCATATTTCTTATCTGTAGACCCAGATGATATTGATCATCCTGAGTTTCCATACATGATTGGATCTTCCACTAGGGAGACTATCAATACAAACTTTACATTACAAGCACCTGTTGCTCCACCCAGTGGTGGCGGTGGTGATGGTGGACCACCAGTACTTCCAACTCTGGTATTTACATCACAACCTCAGAATGCTACGGCAAACCCAGGAGAAACAGCAACATTCTCTGTCCAGGCAGCGATCAGTCCAGAAGACGGACCTATTGCTTATCAGTGGTATCGCTCCACAGACGGTGGTTTTGCATTCGCTGCTATTACAGGAGCAACTACAAACTCCTATACACTCAGCACCCTTGCATACATGACGGGATACAGATTCCGTTGTCGTATCGTCGGTCCTCTTGGAGTATCACAGCAGGCAGAAAACTCACCACTTGATTCCAATGCAGCAGTATTGACTGTTACTGGATCTGGCGGTGGAAGCGGATCTACCGATAATAGATTCGATAGCACGCAGAGCACTCTTGACTCTACGGCACAAACCTTCGATGGCACCTAAATAACACTGTAGAAATCTACCAACCATGGCAAAACAGAATCTTAGTATTGGATCGTCAGCAAACGACGGGACAGGTGATAGTCTCAGAGATGGTGCTATCAAACTGAATAGCGTTATTGACGAACTATATACCGCTCTTGGTAATGACACCAACCTGTTGGTGAATATTGGAAGTCCTTCCGCAGGACAATTAATGAAATGGAATGGATCTCAATTTGCTGAGGGAAATTTTGACACGCTAACTTCAAATTTAGACGTTGGTGGATTTGAGATTGGATCTACATCTAATGGTGATGTAGTTATCAAACCTCATGGTAGCGGTGATATTAAGTTTTGGGCAGGTGGCACTGGAAGTGCTCTGACCTATATTGATGGCACAGATGGTAAGTTAAAGTATACAAACCATTTTGCCGAAACAGCAGATCTTCCTGCTGCAGGAGATCATCATGGTATGTTTGCACATGTCCATGCTGAGAATCATGGATACTTTGCACATGGTGGTGCTTGGGTCCAACTGATTGATGCTGGATCTGGTATCGGTGAGCTAAACGATGTTGACATGACAGTTGGTGGTGGTCCCTCCGATGGTCAGGTCCTCAAGTGGTCTGCTGCTAATAGCAACTGGTATCCAGACAATGATGCTACTGCATCTGGTGGTGGCAGCACTACACAAAATTTATTTGAGGGTATTAATGCTGATACGGGGTCTACTACTGCGTCTGCTCCTACTGACGTGCTCACTGTGGCTGGTGGCACAAACATTTCCACGACCATTGCTGGAGATACGTTAACAATTGACATGACAGGAGCGTTGGGAGATGTTGATCAAAACCTTTTCGCGACTGTCGGATCTGATTCGGGATCCAAAACAGCTAATTCTGCCACTGCTACTATTAATCTTGTTGGTGGCACTGGGATCTCCACTGCTGTTTCTGGTGATAATCTAACGATTACTAACGATTCACCTAACGCTGACCAGAATATCTTTAGTGGAATCAGCGGAGACACTGGCACAATCACTGCTGGATCTACTTCAGCATCAGCAACTATTGCTGGTGGAAACGGTATTACTACATCTGTTTCTGGTAGCACACTTAGTGTTGCTGCTGAATTGTTTCTTGCTAGTGGTCAGTCTCTATCAGAGAATCAGAGTTTCATCACTAATACAAACGGTGAGATTGAAGCGGTTGCATCTGCTGCTGTTGGTTTCGAGATTTCTGGAAGCACAGGTACTGGATATAGCTTCTCCAACAATGGATGGAATGGAAGTGGAAACCCAACCATCTATGTCTATCGTGGTTTCACATATAGATTCAACAACACCACTACTACGGCTCACCCATTTGCTCTGAGACAGACGAGTGGTGGATCTGCTGTAACTGCTGGTGTGAGTGGATCTCAATCTGGTGTCCAATACTGGACCGTGCCTATGACGCTTGCAGCAGGCACATCATATGTCTATCAATGCACCATTCACTCTGGAATGGTCGGTAATATCGTGGTTGTCTAATGACAAGAACAGTCCCTGGATCTGGTGCTTCAATTTTTCCCGTATTTAATAGTATATTCGGGGTAAGAGAAGTTTATGTTACTGCGGGAGGTAGTGGGTATGATCCTGCTGACCCCCCTAGACTTCGTATTGAAAATTGTGGCACTCCTATTAGGGATGCTGTGCTTAGACCAGTCATCGATGGCAGTCTGGGTGAGATCACTGCTGTAGAAGTCCTTGATCCTGGCGAAGGGTATGATCCCATGCGTCTGGAAATTACTGATGATGGTGCAACTGTCCCCGCTGAAGGAAAGATCTTCCTGAAGCAAGACGGTGCTATTGACTTCATCCAGATGACTCAGTTTGGTGATGAATACTTTGCCGCTGCAGCAGAAGTTAAAGGTGGTGGTGGATCTGGATCTGAGTTGGTGCCTATTACAGGTCTGGTTACAGGTCTTGCTATTGAAGAGTTTGGCAGAAACTATACTGAAGAAGATGTCAACATTATCATCTCAGGTGGTGGTGGACAAGGTGCAACTGGTGTTGCTGGTGTCAATCCATTCGGTAAAGTTACTGCAATTACCCTCACCAATCCTGGTGAATTCTTTGAAGATCCTCCTCTAATTCAAATTATTGGTGGTGGTGGATCTGGTGCTAGTGCTTCGGCATTTATTGATCTTGGATCTATTACATCTATTGACCTCCTAGCAGGTGGTGATGGTTATGTAAATGCTCCTCAGGTTATCTTTACTAGAGATACAAACCTGATCAAGACTGCAAGAAACAGACAGTCTCTAAACTCTGTTGTTTACAATTTGTCAGGTATTCTGACTGACGTTGGCACTGGTGATGAAACCATTCACGTTGAGTCAACTGCACCTTATCCTGGATCTGGTAAATTTCTTCTCGGTAGAGAAGTTGTCAGATATACAGGTAAAACTGACACATCATTTATTGGATGTGATAGGGGCACAAACTTTAGATTTGACCAGAAGGTCATTCTCGACACTCTCCAGAATGATCCTAGTACTGGAGACACGCTTTATGATTTCCAAGTTACGGATAAAGTTAGACGTGTCATTGAATCTGCAAGTAACAGAGTCGCTATCGTTTATGATTGGGATGAGACTGAAAGAGCATTATATCTGACATTCCAGGTTGACGAGTTGGCATTTATTGATGCTGGCAGATCAGGTGAGAAGTCTAAGATTATTGCATTCTTTGCAGGCACTTCTGGATCAAGTGGCACTGGTGTTGCACCACATACTTTGATTGAAGCAGAAGGCAGCGAAATTGTTGCATTTACTACACCTTTGTCAGTCATTCAAAACAGAAGGTTTGAAGATGACGATGAGGAGTTTGTTGATGCTGAAGGTGTGCAGCAGTTTGGAGATGGCATTCCCGACATTTTGAATGTCGGCACAGATTATGAAAACCAAGTTAATTTAGATGGGGGCATTGCCTCGTCTAAATATGGTATTGAGGAAGAATTAGGTGGCACCAACACCACGCTCTTCCAGATTGGTGATCAGATTTATGATGGTAGTCCTAACCAGTTAGTTGCTACTATCCAGTCTGCAGGTGCTTTAGGAGATGGTGATGCCCATATCAGCACTGGTATTATTACAATTGAATACATTACTTCATCTCTATTCTTTGTCCCATCTGCAGGTGGTGAAGAGATTGTTACTGGACAAACATCTGGTGTTGCTGCAACAACGACAAATAGAAGACTTGGACCTAAGACAGGTCAATTCTATCTAGATGTTAAGTCGATTCAAGATAATGACCCAACTTACAAATTTGCTGTTGGTGAGACAGTGCAAGGAAACACCTCTGGTGCCCAAGCAAGAATCATCGCAGTTGAGTATAACAACTTCCTCAGAAATGAGGGTGAGTATTAACCCCATAAATAAATCTATAGGATAATTGGTAACAAATGGCGCTACTAACCGACCAATTTAGAATTTTTACTGCCAGCCGACTTATCAAGTCTCTGCAAGGACCCGATCCTGCTCAGACTGATAGCGAAGCTGGAAGTAGTCGTGATCGTCTGTATGTTTTCATCGGTCGTCCCCAACCTTGGGATAACGAGAATGCAGCGCCCGATCCTGTAGACTCTTTCCAAGAGTTTAGCGATGACTTCGCTGACATGATATCAATGAAGCGGGTGCTGGCGAATGATACTATTCAAGTTATTCGTAGGACTGACTGGATTCCTCCTGAGCAAACCACTGGTGGCTTGGGTTATGTTTATGATATGTATCGTCATGACTACAGCGCAACTAAAACCGCGTCTTCTGGTGCTACCAAACTTTATGATGCAGACTTTTACGTTGTTAACTCATCGTATCAAGTCTATAAGTGCATCTATAACGGGACATCCCCTAGTGATCCTAACGGTAAGCCTTCTACTGTTGAGCCTACGGGTACTTCAACTTCTATTATTACCACTGCTGACGGTTATCGTTGGAAGTATATGTATACGATCCCTGTGGGTCTCGTATTGAAATTCTTCTCCAATGAGTATATGCCTGTGCTGAGTGACACCGCTGTGGTGTCCGATGCAATCGGTGGTGAGATTGATACAGTTATTATTTCATCTTCTGGTGCTGGGTATAACAATGGAACCTACGAGAATGTGCCTATCAAAGGAGATGGTGTTGGCGGTCGTGTTTCTCTGGTTGTCGATGGGGGTCGCATTGTATCTGCTACTGTTACTTCGGGTGGATCAGGATACACCTTCGGTAAAGTCATCATCGATGAAGTCAACGGTATCGGTGCAGGTGCAGGATCAGGCGGCACCGTTGAAGTGATCATTCCTCCAACTGTCGGTCATGGTGCTGAGCCAGGGACAGAGATGGGTGGATATCGCGTCATGATTAACACCAAGTTTACCTATGCTGAGGGTAGTGGTGACTTCCCAACTGATAACGACTACCGTCGTATTGGTCTGGTGATCAACCCCAACAAATTCGGCACAACAGAATTGGCAGCAGATCTTACTCTGTCCGCCACAAAGTCAGTGATCTTTGCTCCTACCTTTACAGGTAACTTTGCTACTGACGAAATTATCACACAGTCTCGTACGATTGGTGGTCAGCAAGTGACTGCCCGTGGGCGTGTGATCTCATGGAATAGCACAACCAAAGTGCTTAAGTATTACCAGAATAGAATTGATGGTGTCTTCCCTGAATTCACTGGTAGTTTGATTGAATTTGAGGGTGGTAACCCTGTCGTGGGTGCAACATCTGGTGCATCTGCCGACCCTGATATTAACTTCCCAATTGTATCAGGATCCTCTACTCGTGTTATTAACAACACTGAGTATGACTTGGGTATGTCTTTTACCAACGGTTATGCAAAACCAGAGGTTGAGCCAAATTCAGGTCGGGTTATTTACATAGATAATAGAGGCGCTATCACTCGTGCTGGTGACCAAATCGAAGACATTAAGATCGTAGTAGAGTTCTAAACGATGCCCCAGAATACCAATCTAAATATTGCTCCTTATTTCGACGACTTCGATAAGGACAAGAATTTCTACCGAGTGCTATTTCGCCCTGGGTATCCTATCCAAGCGCGTGAGTTAACGACTCTGCAATCGATTCTCCAGAATCAAATTGAATCCATCGGTCAACACTTCTTCAAAGAAGGTGCGATGGTTATCCCTGGTCAGGTCGGATATGACCTGAATGTGCAGGCAATCATCCTGCAACAATCCTTCCTGGGTGTCGATGTTGAAACCTATAGGACACAACTTCACGGTCAGATCATTGAGGGCATCACGACTGGCGTGAAAGCAAAGGTCTTGTATTCAATTCCTGCTTCAGAATCTGAGCGTGGTTACGTTACGATATACGTTAAGTATATTGAGTCTGGTGACACAGTTTCTGATACCAGCATTAAAGGATTCCAATCAAACGAGCAGTTGCTTGCTGAAAACGAGATTACTTTCGGCACAACACTGATCGAAATTGGATCACCATTTGGACAGTTGCTACCCGTTGACTCTACTGCGGTTGCATCTGCTGCATACATTAACAATGGTGTGTACTTTATTAGAGGTCACTTTGTTGATGTCCAATCAGCAAACTTGATCCTTGAGCAATATAGCAATAACCCTTCTTACAGGGTTGGTTTGGAAGTTAGTGAGTCTATTGTTACTCCAGAAGACGATCCGTCACTGAATGACAACGCTGCAGGCACTTCAAACTACTCAGCACCTGGCGGTCACAGATTTAAGATTAAGACCACTCTTGTCAAGAAGGCAATCAATGATTCAACTGACAAAAACTTCGTTGAATTACTACGAATCAATAATAGTAAAGTTGAGCAGTTTGTTGATCATACTGCATACTCAGAGCTTGAGAAGTCGATGGCACGTCGGACCTACGAAGAGTCTGGCGACTATGTTATCGACACTTTCAGTATTAAACCAAGAGAGTGTCTGGATGATGGCTTTAACAACGGGGTCTACACTCCTGCTCAGACGACTCAGCAAAACAATTCTCCTACAGATGATCTCCTAACTTATGAGATCTCTCCTGGTAGAGCGTACGTGAAAGGGTACAGGACTGAATTCCTGACACCTCAGTATATTGACTCCCCCAAACCTAGAGATTTTGCCTGTGTAGAAAACGGTATTATCCACTTCAGACTTGGTAACTTTGTTAAGGTCTACGATCAGTATGGTTGGCCTAACCTAACTGGTGAGGGTGTGTCTGATGCATACCAAGTTATCGAAATGTATGATGATTGGAATACTGGCGTATCCAACAGCATCATCGGTAATCAAATCGGTCGTGCTCGTATCGTCCAGATCCAAGTTGATCAAGCAAACCAGTATGACATGTGGTTCTTTGACCCACAGATGTTTACTGCTATCAACTTTGCATCTGGTAACAACTCTGTTTCTGTTGGTGATGTGCTCAGAGGTCGCACCTCTGGTGCTCGTGGTTTCGTTGCTGAATCAGGATCAGGCACTAACTGCAGACTAGAGCAGGTCTCTGGTCTCTTCCTTAATAATGAAGTTATTGAAAGAGATGGTCGTGTTATTGGCACACTGGAAGCAGCACATACCTATAACCTATCTGATGTCCGCCGTTGTATCGGTAGAAATGATAGCAACGTTGTAACATTCGCAGCAAACTGGTTGCTCAATGACAACGCTTCTATTGAGTCTTCTACTGTTACTGTAAGTGGATCGGGTGCTCTTGCTACAGGTTTCAGGACCAAGTTTGCACAGGATCTCCGTCCTGGTGATGTTGTCACTACAACTGCATCTGGTCTGAATGGTGGCAACACTTTAAGAATTAAGAGAATTGACCCCACATCGATCGCTACCAACACAGGTAACATCGCTACAGGTGGCACACCAATCTTTGACTACCTCAACCAAACCGCCGTTATGGATGCCACCCTCAAGAAGGGTAGTGGCAATGCTGATGGTGAGTATGCTGAGATGGTAAGGATGCGTCCTTTCATCTTCCAGAAAGACTATCAGAATGGTGAGTTGTCTATTGACACACCTCGCACATCGATGAAGTCAATCTCTGACGAATCATTCTTTGTCTACAGGACATTCGCTAACAAGACCGTTGTGTCTGGTGGTGTTACTGTGTCTCTGCCTGAATCAGAGCAGTTTGCATCACTCGATGATGAAAACTATGTGTTGACGATTGTTGCTGAGTCTGGATCTTCATATAACGTTGGTGATAACCTTGACATTGATAACCTCAATGACCTTGGATCTCTGACTGTTACCTTCGGTGCTGATGCACAGTCTATTACCATCTCTGGTTTGACTAACGTCAACACTGTTAAGTTGACTGCTCTTATCTCTAAGAATATCGTCACCAGAAAGATTAAGACTGCCGCTAAGATGCGTGCAATGAAGGTGACTCGCACAAGAGTTAACAATGACCAGACTAAGTATGGTTTGGCATATGGTAACCTGTATGGCACTCGTATTGAGGATGAAGAGATTTCATTCGCACTGAATGATGTCTATAAGATTCATGCTGTATATGAGTCTGAAAATGACAGTGACGCTGAGTCACCTTATATGGTGTTGTCAGAATCTACCTTCTTTGATAACGGATCAGTTGTTGTAGGTAAGACCTCTGGTGCTCGTGGTCGAGTTATCCAGTTTGTTAACAGCACACTGAGACTATACTTTGTTGCACTTAACGAAATTCCATTCATCCCTGGTGAGACCATTGATGGTGTTGATGATGACAGCACTCCTCTGCAGGCAATTGTCGATGACTCTGAAGGATCTGTTTCTAAGGGATCTAAAGTTATCACAACTCAGTTTGAGTTAGAGTCTGGTCAGAAAGCACATTTCTATGATGTTTGTAAACTGACTCGTCTTCCTGGATTCTCCCCACCAATCCGTAAGATACTTGTGGTCTTTGACTACTTCTTGCATGAGTCTTCAGGCGACTACTTCTCCTCCCAGTCTTACACTGGTATCCTTTATAAGGAAATCCCCAAGTATAAACTGGATGGATCGATTAACTATATCCGTGACCAGATTGACTTCCGTCCTGGCATCGGTGAATTAGCATCTGGATCAGGCACGATTACTTCACCTTTCTTTGTGAATTGTGCTTCGCTTGATTTTGGATCTAGACAGTTTGATACCTCTGGTGGTGTCGGTGGATCTACCATCTTTGACATTCCTAAGGTTAACACAGAATTTAGATGTGACTACTGCTACTACCTTCCTAGAGCAGACAAGTTGTATTTGACACATGACAATCAACTGAAGATTGTTAAAGGTGTGTCCTCTGAGGATCTTCCTCATCCTGATAAGATTGACAATGCGATGCTTCTCGCAACGATTGAGATGCGTCCATATGTGTATGACGTTGAGCGTGATGTCCTGATCTATCCTGAGATCATCAAGCGTTATACCATGAAGGACATCGGAGATCTGGAGACCAGACTCTCCCACGTTGAGTATTACACCTCACTGTCTCTGCTGGAAGTACAAGCAGACAACACTAAGACCTATGATGATAACGGTTTCGACCGTCTGAAGAATGGTTATGTTGTGGATGACTTCACCGACCACACTGTTGGTGACGTGCTCAACATTGACTATAAGTGCTCCATGGACTTCAAAGAGGGTCACCTCCGTCCTTCGCACTACACCACTAACGTGCCCCTGCAAATTAACATGGGTGCATCCAGTAACGTCGTTAAGACTTCTGGAAACATGGTGATGCTTCCTTATGAAGATCTGGAAATCATTACCCAACCATATGCATCTAGGACTGAGAATGTTAACCCATTCAACGTGTTTACATTCATTGGTCGTATTGACCTGACACCTGCATCTGACGACTGGATTGATATCGAGCGTCTTCCTGCTCGTGTTGAAAACGTTGAAGGTGACTTCTCTGCTGTTGCTAGAGACCTTCAAATTGACCAGAATGGTTTTGCTCCTATCCAATGGGGTGGTTGGCAAACCAACTGGACTGGTGAATCCGTCCAGTCTACTTCTAGATTCTCTAACAGATCTGGTAGTTTCTCTTCTGGTGGTCGTAGACTTGGTAGATTGGGTCACGGTCAGGGTCGTCAACCTCTGTTTATCCACGAGAGACGCACCTATCGTGTTGTTAACAACCAGGCACGTCAAGGCGTGAGAACTCGCGTTACGCCCAAGATTGATAGAAAGTCTTTGGGTGATACCATGCTGTCACAAACAGCAATCCCCTGGATTAGATCCAGAAACATCGGTTTCAACATCGACCGTCTGAAGCCTCGCACAAGAATGTATTACTTCTTCGATGGCGTCAATGTCAGCGGTTATGTGACTCCTAAGGTTATTGAGCTTACTAAGTCCTCCACTCAAGATCCCAACTCTAACGAGACACCTTTCGTTGTTGGTGAGACTGTGGTGGGTCAGACCTCTGGAGCAAGAGTATTAGTTGCTCCTGCTAATGATGGATACAAGACTGACCCTTATGGTGTTGGTGCTGCTGCACTTGCTGAGTCTTATGCATCACAAACCAACTTCCTGAATATTGACATCACTGCAATGGCAGAGACAGTCAACCCCAACTTCTACGGTAACGTCAACGTGGGTGAAGTCCTTCTTGGATTGACCTCTGGCGCTCGTGCTGTTGTGAGAGATCGTCGTCTCCTTGCTGATAACGTTGGTAACCTACAAGGCACCTTCTTCATTCCTTCTCCTAAGAATGATTCAAACCCCCGCTGGGCAACTGGCACAAGGACGGTTAGAGTCACAACTTCGGATACGAATGATAGGACTCCTGGAAACGTGGATTCCTCTGCAGACGCATCATACTCTGCAACTGGCACCTTGCAGACTGTTAGAGAAAACATTCTTGCCGTCCGTAATGCTGAGATCGTCCGCGATACAGTTAACGACCAAAGGACTGTTATTACTACCAGGACTGAGCAACGTCAGATTGGTTGGTATGACCCTCTTGCACAATCCTTTATTTGCGATTCGGAAGGCGGCGTATTCCTGACAGGTGTTGACATCTTCTTCAGGACTAAGGACGCTAACATTCCTATCTCAATTCAGATCAGGACCATGGAGAATGGTTATCCTACTAAGGATATCATTCCTTTCTCTGATACTACTATCGATCCTGACACTGTTGAGTTGTCGGAAAACGCAAGTATTCCTACAAGATTTACATTCAGATCTCCTGTTTACATTAAGTCAAACATTGAATATTGTTTCGTGCTTCTGTCTGACTCCAACGAATATAACGTTTGGATCTCCAGAATGGGCGACGTTGACGTAACAGGCACGAGGACAATCTCTGAGCAACCATATGCTGGTGTGCTCTTCAAGTCCCAAAACGCTTCTACCTGGACTGCTGACCAGTATGAGGATCTGAAGTTTACCATGTATCGTGCTGAGTTTACCTCAAACTTAGGCACAGCGATCTTTAACAACGCTGAGCTTGGTAAGGGTAACAATGGTATTCATAGACTGATTGAAAATCCAATCCAGACTCTGAAACCCAAGCAAACTCTCACACTTCCTGTTGGTAGTAACTATACCTTTACAGTTGGAGCACGAATCATCCAAACACCTTCTGGTGCAGAAGGCACTATTGTTGAATTTGATGCAACTTCTGATCCTGAAACTATCACTATCTCAGATATTGATGGTATCTGGTCTGCTGGTTTCCTTGATGCCAACAACAATACATTCCAAGGCATCGCTTCCTCACAATCTGTCGCTACGATTATCCTGTCTGCGATCTTCAACGGCACGTTTGAGGTTGGTGATGTTGTAAGTGGATCTACATCTGCTTCAACTGGTGTTGTCACAGCATATGACACGGGCACACAGACTCTGACACTCAACTACATTACTAGAGCATTCGATGTTTCGGATACTCTGTCTGAGCCAGGTGGCACATCCGCAACGATTACTAGCGTTAACTACAGCGGTGACTCCTATGATGCATTCCCAACTTCTGCTCCTTCTTATCCTAACGATGACAAGGAAGTGTTGGTTTATCATAGAAACCACGGTATGCACCAACGTAGTAACAACGTTGAGGTTGAGGGCATTATCTCTGAAGTGCCTTCTACAACACTGACCACTACCTTGACTGCTGGAGCAACCTCAATTCAGGTTAATGATGGATCTCAATTCCATACCATTATCGGTGGATCTCCAATCGGTAACCTTAATCAGGGTTATCTTAAGATTGAAGATGAGATCATTCAATACTCCGCAATTTCTGGTAACGGTCAAGTCATCACAGTGGCAACCTCTGGTAGAGGTAACAATGGCACTGCTGATGTTGAGCACCCTTCTGGTGCAATTGTTGAATGTTACAACCTTGATGGTATTCCGCTAACGGAAATCAATAAGGTCCACACCAACATCTCCTGCCCATGGTTGGATACCTATATGTTACACATTGATAGTGTTGCAACTAACGGTATTCGTGGCGGTGGTGTTGACGTTTACGCTTCTCAGAATGTCCAGTTTGAAACCATTACACCTACGGTGTCTACGATGGTTATGGCAGATACAAATCTGTCAGCAAGACTGAATACCACTACTGCTACATCCGTTGGTGATGGATCTACGGTGGTTGACCAAAACTCCTTCATTAACAATGGCACTTATGTAGACATTGTGTTGAATGAGCAAAACCAGTTTACTGCTCCTCAGATGGTTGCATCTAAGATTAACGAGCAAAACAAACTGGATGGTAACAAGTCTCTTACTATGTCGATCATGCTTGAGACTGAGAAATCATCCCTCTCTCCCTGTATTGACCTTGACCGTGTGTCACTGATTACAACATCTAACCGCGTGAATATGTGGCCAGGTGGACAATCAACTTATGGTCAACAGTCACAGATCGATAGAGATCAAGATGTTTCTACTCTGGCAATCGGTGATCAAAACGATGCTGTCTATATCACACGTCTTGCACGTCTGGGTAGAGAAGCACGCTCACTGAAGATTGATTTCCAAGTCACCCGTCACCCTGCTACCGAGCTTCGTATCTACTACAAGGCATTCAAGGTTGGTGATGCTACTGATCCTAATACTATTGGTTGGACACAAATGGGTCTTCCCACTTCCAATCAAAACTTGGGTGAAGCATATGATACAACTCCCACAGAAGAATACCTCTGGAAGGATTATACATATGAAGCAAGGGGACTTAACTTTAACGCCTTCCAAGTGAAGATTGTTATGAGATCTAAAAACCAAGCACGAGTACCACTCATAGCTGATCTTAGATCCATTGCTCTTGCAACCTAACACGGTTATTATAATAATTATTCTTGGATATGTCAAGCGAATCTGATTACATCAGACCTTTCAAAGAAGACCTAATCCCTGTCGAGGGCAGGGAAGGTTGGTATCGTGACCCTGATTCAAATGCAATTGTAAATTGTAATGTGTCAGAGTATGATAACTATATGGCGGCATTCACCCGTCGATCCAAGAAAGAGGAGAAGTTAAACACTTTACAAGATGAGGTATCTGAGTTAAAATCGGATATCGGTGAAATCAAAAACCTACTTAAATCATTACTACACGGAGACAACAATGCCAGCTGATGTGACTGAAACTGCCTCACAAGAGGAATTGCTCGATCAATTCAAAACTCGCTACCAGGGTCTTTTGAAGGACAACCGCGAGATGGCAGACAAGATTAAGAGCAATGAAGCTACCGCTCTAAAACTTTTGGGTGCTATTGAGACTCTAGAGTATCTCAATCCACCAACTGAAGAAGAAGTTGAGCCACGTCCAGACGGGACTATTGATCCCGACGACCTGGAAACTACTTGACCCCTACCCCCCGAAAGGGGGGTTTTTCGTGACATAAATAAGTCAGACAGACTAACTGTTGTGCTAGGATCCTTTTAAGCAATGGCAAATAGAATTCAATTAAGACGTGACGGTGCTCAGCAGTGGGCAAACGTCAACCCTATTCTCGCTCAAGGTGAGTTAGGCATCGAAATTGATACTTCTCGTATCAAAATCGGTGATGGTGTCACGGCATGGAACTCTCTGAAATATGAGAGACCGATCGAGACGGAATCAAATACCGCTAACACTCTTGTTAAACGAGATGCTGACGGTAACTTTGAGGCAGGTGCAATTACTGCTTCTCTTGTCGGTAACGCTGCTACAGCAACCCGATTGGCAAACGCACGACAGATCGCCCTGGGTGGTGACATGTCTGGTGCTGGCACGTTTGATGGATCCTCAAACCTGACCATTACTGCTGAATTGAATTATGTGGTGGCATTGCCTCACTACGATGAGAATGACCTAGCAGCAACTGGCACCTACACCCGTATCACGGTGGACTCTCGTGGTCGTATTATCGATGCTGAGACACCTGGCACTCTTGCTGAGTATGGTATTGGTGACGCACAACCTTTAGATAGTGATTTGACCTCTCTGGCAGATATGTCAGGTTTCGGTTTCATCTCTCGTCAATCTGAAGGCACCTTAGTAAACCGCACCATCACTGGTGGTAGTGGGCGTATCATTGTACAGAATGGTAACGCTCAGTCTTCTAACCCATTCATTGACCTAGCAGATACCACAGTTGTGGTGGGTAGATATAATACCCTCAACTCAATGGATCCTCTGGTCAATCCTTTGATCAGTGCTACCACTGGTGAGCAGACCGTTAACACAGTCAACCTCCAAGTTGACAGATATGGTCGCCTGACTTATGCTAATACCTCACCGATTGCTACGGCAACTGAGGGAGCAAAGGATGGAACATCTTTCACCACTTACGATAACGCTACTGCGTATCCTAGATTTTCAAAGGTTATTGCTACTAACGGTCGCGTCTACCAAGCGGCTATTAGGGATATCGGGTCAGGACTCGGAGAGCCCTCCCACAACATCCAAGGTGGTGATGCAGACGATCAAGGTGGATGGAGAGACCTGGGTACTGATACCGTCGAGCAAAAGGGTCTTGCGAGTTTCGACCAGGAAGACTTCAACGTAGATGCTAACGGTCATGTAACGATTGCGGCTAACGCCATTGAAAACTCCCAGTTGCAATCACTGGGGCATTTGATGTTTACGGATCAAAATGCTACTGAAACTTTTGAGCTGGACCCCGAAAGGACGACTGATAATGCTTATCATGGCATTACCAAGCTTAATCATATTAACATTAACAACAGAACTGGCGGTAGCGTATTCCGTATCGTTGGTTACGATACTGGTGAGTATCCTTTCCAACCTGGAATTCTGGGTCAGGGTAACTCCTATCCTGCTATTGCTGCTGATGACGCTGACGGTAACGGTAGTGCCACCAGTGGATCATCTCTCACTGGCGCTGTTGACATTAACCTCGATACTACCATCAGTGGTAACATTACTCTTGATGTTACAAAAGCCGACCAGTTCATTAAGCGAACCTCGGGAAATCTAGAGATTGCTCTTGAAGTCAATGAAGCGACAAACCGCTCCATGGACATCAACGTCACCAATGCTGGTGCTGGAGATGCAACTTTCAACCTGACTGCTGATCAGGACATCACTATTAATGTGACTGACGTTGACCACAGAGTCAACATTGAAGATTTCCATATTCAGGACAACGTTATCTCTACAACCAATGCCATCATGGTGTTGGATCCTAATGATGACGATGACCTTACTGGCACCGTCCGTATTCGTGGTGACCTGACTGTTGATGGTGTGACAACCACTGTCAACTCAACTGTTGTGACTATCCAAGACCCCATCATGACGCTGGGTGGTGAGGATACGTTAGTAACAGATGATAACAAAGACCGTGGTATTGAATTTAGGTATTATGATAGTCAAGAGCGATTCGGATTCTATGGTTGGGACGAAGACTATGCAGACTCTAACATTTGGTCTGGCACTGGCGGGTATAGGTTCCTCTACAATGCGACTAACACCTCTGAAGTCTACACTGGCACTGACGCTCCTCTCATTGCTGGTAACCTCAGACTAACTACAGGCACTTC